GGGTCCTTGAGAAGCTTGAGAGAGAAGTTGAGATGGGTATAGACGGAGTTCCAATACGAAGAATAGGTACTGGAGTTATAGAGGAGATACAACGAGCTATCGTTCGATCGCAGAATTGTATTCTCGTAAAATCCCCGGTTCATTTTAAGTCTAGTCCAGAGGCAAATATTCTGCCCTCCCTTACAGTAGAAGTCCGTCAGATATTGTTGATGGCAGAAAAACTTTATTTTTCAACTCTTAAGCTTAGATGGGGGGAGACTGAAGTACTTCCGTTCCGGCACTTCGATGTAGTTAAGGCTCAAAGAAATATAACTAAGAAGGAGCTTACTCCTCAAGGAGTACCAGGAATCAAGACCTTGGCTCAGTTGGCCTATGAGGCCGCTAGTCCGTTGGCGTGGGCTCGTCAAGGACTAGTAATTTCTAGTAGCGCCAATTTGTACGATGAAGGAGGAAAAAAATTGAAGACAGTAATGACTACTTATTGCCGTCCAGTTCGTGGATTGAAGGAAAAGTTTCGAGAAAAGGCTCATCTTTTTCCTAAAGCGATCGATATAGTTACTCATCTGTGCAAAGCGTCGGGGGAAATTGGACTCCATGCTCCTGAATTGCTTTTGGACCGCATTATCTCAATAATGTACTTGGGTACTTCATCAGGGATCAACCAGTCACAAAAAATAGTTAAGACCCATCATAAGGGAGTTCAAGTTGTCCATAATCCCAACGGAAAGAAATATGAAGCTCTACCTGCAGCTATGAAGCAGTTTGAAGATTTCTTTCTAAATGGAGTCCGACCATTTGGTTCTTTTAAGATTACCTATAAAGAAGAGAATTATTTCATGGATAGGCCCGATGATATGTTTAGAAAAATGCAAAAAGGAAGGATTTTCGTTATTCCAGATCTGATTATAATTTTGTTAGAGCATGTAATAGGTGTAACGCGTAAGTTGGAGCTAGGTGGATCAATCGGGATTGGTCGAGCATGGACGAAAGGTGGTATGGATGCTCTGCTTGGCTCTCTGGGAATTACCGATCCTTCAGAATGGATCCTTAATGAAGGAGACGTTACAAAGATCGATCAGTCATTGGCGGATGAGCTCATTAACTTATTCTTTTCGAGTCGTTTGCAATATTTCGATCCTCACCATGAAGACTACCCTCAGGCAAAAAAAAACTATAGAATTTCTTATTGAAGAGTTTACACAGAAAGTTACTCATTTAACAGCTGATTTATGGGCTATAGTTTGTGGAGGAGTTCATAGTGGGGCGTTACATACTTCACATATGGACAGCTGGTTGTTGCTCTTTCTTTTTGTCATGTTTTGTCTTACCAAAGCCGAGGATTACCCTCAGTATGCAAGTCAGATCGAGACTGCTCTTATGACCAAACTTATAGCTATCGTAGTTTATGGAGATGATAATTGGTACTTTCTTCCTCGAGGTCCTTTGTCCGAATTGTTGAATGCACATCAGTTTGCTAAGTGGCTCGATGAGTACATCGGCATGGAATTGCGTGATATTCGAGTTGGACATTCTTTAGTCAGTGTACCGAAAAATGGCTTTTTCTCTTTGAAAGGAGGGGTATATCTTAGACACTATTGCGTAGAAAATCATGTCAAGAGAGAAGGACAACCTAAATACCTTCCTTATCGTCCTATGAAAGAGATAGTCCTTAAGACGATATATGGGAGAGAGCCAAAGACACGTGGACCGGCTAATCTTTTGCTAAGTGCCATCGGTCATGCTTATGGTACCTATGGATCCAATCCTTTCACTTATAATTGGTTGTGGTCTTTATACCAGTCGGTTCTTTTAATTACTGATAAACCGGCCGAGTATTTCCTGAAGCCTGACACACATCCTGAGCGGGATTTAGTTCGGAAAATGAGACAGTTAAATATAACGATGGAGCAGCTGATGAAGGGGTTCCCAACGCAGGAGCTACTAGAAGATATGAACACCTATGATCCTTCTTATCACGATAAGTTTTCGATGTCTGTTCGAGCTATGATGTCTACTTAGGGATGCGG